CCGAGGTAATTAGTGTATTACCGGAATCTATAATTCTAACAATTTGACTTGAGGCAGCGTTGTTTAATAAAGCTAAATAGAATGTCTCTGTTTGTTCAAAGATGAAATCGTCTCGAGTAGTTACTATAAAACTTGCAACATTCGCATCACCTACACCTACAGTAGGAGGAAAATACCCAGTTAATGCTTTGATATTTGAGAAATCTGAAATAGTAATATCGCCACTTACGGGCACTAACTCCCATGGGATTATACTACCCGCCGGAACATTATACGTAGTTAAAGTAAAGGTTACACTTCCGCCCTCAATTACGGTGGTTTTATCTACACTAATATTATAAATGGGATCTACATTTATAGATGTATCTTGTATTGTAACTGTAGACGATATTTCTAAAGAGTAAGGAAAGCTTGGTTGTAATATTAAAAATATACTTTCCGGTCCTTCTGTTACAAAATCCTCAGTAATCGACAAAGTAACATTTGCATTAGATTCATTTGGAATTCCGGTTGCAACAAACGTCACACTTCCCGTGGTTTGCGCTGCACCTATTAAATCTCCTTGCTGTATACCAAATATTTGATATGGTACCACTGTACCAGAACTTAAATTTTCCGCCCGAAGATCAAATCTAGCTACCTGCCCCTCGCTTACTATAGGGTTAGGTGATGTAATGTATAATTTTACTATTGGAGTTGTTGCCATTTTTAAATTCCCGGATATCTAAATCTAATTGTTCTTACATTCGGAACTGATGCAACAATTGCCTTATGCGACGTATTATCAATTGGACTAAAAATATTTCCGGAGTAAAACACCTCAATATTTTTTCCTTTAACCAATCCATGTTGTAATGGAAAAGTTACTGTAACTGCTCCACGATAATATGAATATGTACCTGAAAGTAATTCGGTTGGTAATCCGGCATCTATGCTTGTAGCATTACTATAGTTTACCCCCGATTCTATAATATTAAATGCAGTGATTGTTCCAAATCTATTGACATTATTAACTGTTGCTTTTGCTAATTTTCCCTCAGTATCTGTTATTTGTACAGGGTGTCCTTTTTTGTATCCTAATCCCCCATCCAGTATATCTATTTTACTTAAAACAGAATATACTTGCGCGCTTAACGGGGAAATTGTAAAGTTGCGAATCTCTCCAGATAATAAAATAGTTTTTACTGCATCAATTTGTTCATCTTTTAAAAATTCCCCAGATACGCTTGTGGTATCTAAAATTAATTCGTATACTTCATATTCTTCTAAAATAATTTTAATTACTTTACTTACAATTGCAGTAGCTTTTGACGTTCTTCCTTGTACTTGCGTATTTTCAAATTCAAATACATTTTGTCTGGCATTTGTTTGCTTGACTCGCAAGGCTTTAGGAGTAATCCATTTACCAGATGAAGGTTTTAAAACAATGTCGTATGGATAGAAAAAACTAATTGTTTCTTTGTAAAGGATATTAAATAACAATCTATATGCAGGCTCAGTCCCCTTTTTATTATAAATTTCTCGTATCTTTTTAACTAAAAATTTATTATTTGCCAGTTTAGATTGAGTTAAATCGTTGGCGTAGTTCTGCACAAATTTTTCAATTAAGTCGGTAGATGTTGTATCTATATCTGAATATTTAGATAAATCCTGTAATACTTGCTGAGCAGAATTATTTTGTTCTAAAAACTCATAATATGCTTTTAGAAATGTTACGAACATACCATATTCATCTTGTATAAATTCTGGTAATTGATCCGCAATCAATAAAGATAATCTATTTTGTATTCTTTTAAACGGATTTTCAGCGCCATCTCCCTCATACAATGTATATACTAGCGGATCTTTTAATTTACCTAAATTTATAAAGGCATCCGGAATATAAAATTCTCCGGCTCTTTCATAAAAAGTTACTACTTGATATATTCCTTTTCCGCCCCTATCCAAATCTGCTTGTATGGCTTCTCCTCTAGTTATATACAAAGGATAAAACCACCCAGTCAAAGAATTTTTAAACTGAGAATTATCTAGATTATCAGGTCTCGATGTACCATAAATTTTCAAAGGGCCTGTTAATCGGACTGGGTCGTAAATATTATTCATTTTAGACTGTTATAGTTACGGTTAATCCAGCACTTCTTTTTATAATGCTGCTAGAAGTACTATCATCTATAATTAGAATTAAATCTCTACTAGATTGTATATCTAATTCCGGTATCTTCGCAGAAATTCTTATATCATTATTATTTTCATAATATCCGGCAGGAGTTAAACTAGGAATAGTAATTGTTCCTTTTACATAATCAACAGTTCCAATATTTTGAATTAGTATTGTATCAGTTAACGAATTATATAGGTTTAATGTGCCAGTAGTACCCGCAGTCAAAATATCTTTTATATACACCGAGTATATTATATTGTCTTTTTTATAATAAAATACTGTAGATTGTATTGTATTAGATACCAATTGATTAGCAAATTTTAATGCAGAAGTTCCGGTGTAAATACTTTCAGTATTTACTAAAGGTGTTATTCTTTTCTGAATTTGAAAAGATACCGCATTGCCTAATATCGATAAATCTACGGAATCAATTGCTCTGGATAATTTGGAATACACAAAATCTTTATCAAACTTTTGCAATTCCTGTTGGAAATATTCTTCAATTTTTGCTCTAACTAAAGTAGTAATTTCCGATTGATTATACTTAGAATTTTTAGGATCGAACTTTACTTTTGCATTTACTGTAACGAACAAATAATTTGGATCTTTAAATTCTGGAATTATAGACATCATTTTTCTATCTGCCAAAATTTCCAATTTTATCTTTTCTTTAAGTTCCGTATTAATGGTATATCCTGAATATGGTTTTAATGAAATAAATACCTTGCCGTATACTGGAGGAATATTTTCTTCGCCGCCCCAAACAGAAATTGATTCTACTAACGGATAATTTGATTCAATGATTGCTTTGTAATCATTTGCAGTAACTGCTCTATTGAAAGATGATAAAAATCTTGGAGCTTTAAATTTTATTTCTTCTAAATTATCCGCTTCATCGCCACCTGTAGAATTACGAGATGCTATAATAGGCGCCTCCAAATTAACACCACCTACATTAGTTTGTAGTGAAAACTCTTGGTCAATTTCATTAGATACATTACATTTAGATCCGTTACTAACTAGGTATTCTATTCTAACTAAATTTCCGTCAGACAACTTTTTACCTAATACCCCGTCACCAAAAAATATCTCATAATATCCTGTTGGGCTTTCTTCTATAAAATATACTTGTGATTGTCCGGTTAAAGCTTCCAAGTTTCCTGCTACTGTATATGTAGTTTGCGTAGTATCTGAATACGAATTTTGTACTACTACTCTGATAGTACTTGTATCTATATTATTATTTGGTATACTATATTTTTCGTCTGGCCCCGATGCATTGACTCTATATGTAAAATTCAAAGGTTGACCTTCAACTAAGTCCACATTCGAAAACAAATATTCATCGTTAACTGGGCTAATTGTAACTGAGTCTAAATTTACAAATGTGTACAACGTACCATCTATAATAGTAGAAAATGGTGAAAATTTTGGTAAAGTTAATGTAGTAGGATTCCCCGCAGGATTTGCGATAACAAAACTAACTTGCGCTTTTGCACTTCTATAAGACAACGGGGTATATCCTAGATGTTTTGATATCGATACTGCAGATTCTCTTTTTACCGCAGAATCTAAAAACATTTCATTTGCAACCATATTTGCCAAATATGCGTTATAATGAGTGTTGTAGGATAACAGATCTAATAAAATAGATAAGCTGGATGCTTCAAAATCATAATCCTTAAAAATTAGATTTTTATCTTTATCTCTATAGTTAACTAAAAACTGTTTTAGATTGATTTTAATTTCGTCAAAATCTAATTCAGAAATTCTATAATTTGCCATTTATCTTACTCGACTTAAAAAGGTTGTTATCGTTAAAGGCGTATCTGTATTCTTTAGCGCAAACACTATATTAATTGCCAAATCATTTGACTCGACCGTTTCTTGTACATTTACATTAATTATTCTAACCCGAGTCTCAAATTTTTCTATAGTTTCTCGAATTGTTCTTTCTAATGCGATACGCACAGCAGGAGAAAAATTTTCAAATAATAAAGAATAAACTTGTGTACCTATTTCAGGGTGAAACGGTCGTTCAAAGTTTTTAGTTTGTATTAAATGTTTTAATGCAGTCTTTACTGCCTCTTCGTCGGTCTTTAGGTAGATATCTTTAGTAAAGGGGTTTGCCTTGAAAGACAAATCAAGATCAACGAAAGTTTTTGTATTTTTACTAGTAGCCATTATTGATATTTATTATGTCTCTGCTGGGGGTCTAGGTAAACGATTTATAGTTTCTGGTGCGCAACGCATATAGGTTTCCGGTTTTCCATTTTTACCTATTATAGGTTCGTCATTAGAATCAAGTTTTGGATACGCTCCATCCATTACGCATGCGATCGTTCCGGACCTTGGACGAATTACAGTATTGTCTTTAGTTTGTAATGCAACATGAATCCAAAATTTTGTAATATCTCTAGAATAGATTGTATCTGTTTTAAATTCTAACAATAGTTGTTTAAAGGGAATATTTTGCGTCATCCATTCTGCAATTTTAACATGCTTCATTCTATCTACATTTCTCTGAGATTTACTCATAGATTCAAAGGGAACTGTTCCAAAATGTATATCTGCTGCACATCCTATATCGTGATCGCTAGCAGATGTAGATGTGCCCGCTTTTCTTAGGCCGCTGCTTATTTGAAATATACCAAATTTTTGTAGGAGAGGTTCTAACACATTCTCAGCTAAAATGCGCATATTAATAACTATTTCTTTGGAGGTTAAATTACGCTGCGCAACCAATGGTCTTAACCCCAAATCACCGATAGATAAGCTCGCAATAGTAAAATTTTTGGATAATCTAAATGTGCCCGGAAAATATGTTGCTGACCGAATATCTGAAAAATCTAAAGATTTTAATTTGGAATCATTTGTATCCGTAACCGGATAGGTGTCCTTTGCCGACACATCTGTAGCAACTCTAATATATTTAGATTCGCTGGCTGTTGGGGTATATTCTTCTGCATCATCTAAGCATTCCGCGTCACTTAATGCCCTAGTCATTGCAGCAGGTTCTGTTTTAGTAATTACCTTTACATTTGGTAAATCGGATGCTTTAAAATTTGTATTTGCTACAGATGCGGCGCCCATTTTATTTTTTATAAGTGGTGCATCAAGCGATAATATTGCACCCGCTCGCATACTTGCATTTATCTTTCCATCTATCGCAATATCATTAGATGCACTAAGAGCTAAATTGTTTTTAGATTGGATATTAATACTGTCCCCTATAATATTTAATGCTCCTCCTGCTACAATATTTAAAGTATCTTTTGTAGTAATTTCAGCCTTGTTCGCATTAATTGCTACTACGCCCGCACATTCTGCAGTCATATTTCCGTGACTAATAATTGAAGTATCTCCGTCAACTTGTATTGACGCATCATCTTTTACATAAATGCTAGTTTTACCCTCAATAGTTAATTTCTTTGCACCCCTTACAAATACATAATCATTTTTATCAATTAGTTCGTAATTATCTCCTATTACTTTTCTAACAGACGAACCATTAATATCAATTTCAATATAAGATCCTGAAGTGTGAAATAGATGTATTCTTTCAGCATTCGGCGTACTATCTAATTCTAATATATGCCCAGCTTCAGTTTCAATTACTTGATTATAAGGATATGCTGCACTATATGCGGAATTAGGTTCACTCCACTTTTCATTAGAATTTGCTATTTGAACATTTTTTATTTGTTTATTTTCTTTAATTGTAAAGTATCTATGAGAAGTGTCTCCTATTGCCAATTTGTTCACATCAGTATAACCTGCGTAATCTTTTTTAGGATATTTTTTTTCTGGATCCGAAAATGCTTTTTGATTCTGTATTTCTTTAGGGGTAGCACTATCAATAGTATTCTCAAAAGTATTTTTAGTTGTAGATCCTGATAATATATCGCCACCTAAACTAGTATTACCTACAATAAAAAATTCTTCAGCTTTTCTTCCGTAATTATCTTTTCTTTGTAGATTGTCTGCATACTCCGCACCTATTACATGAGCAGATGCTAAAAATCCCGCAACTAAAAATCTATCTTCAACCTCAGTAATTTTATCTGTACTAATCATTCTTTCATAATTTAATTTTATTGTATTATCCATCGCAGTTTCCTGCGTCGTTTTATTGGATAAAAAATTATCTTTAGATTTTATATTTTCTTTGCCGGTCCAATATGCAGTATTATTTGCAGCATTTGGATCAAAATATTCTGCAATAGGGATGCGAATGTATCCCAAGTCCTGCAATTGTAATAAATTAAATTGGTATTTGCCCAGCTCGCCAAATTCTCCTACTTTGTCGTAATTGGAATTAGATAATTTATTGCCTAATGCGTCTTTCAATTTGCTCAAATCTGATGCGACCAGCGGTTTTAGTGATTCATCAATACCAACAACGGATTCATTAGACGCAGCGATTGCATTGTTATTCGTATCATATAGCGCATTGCCCTGTGTATCTTTCACTGTTTTGGTTTGTATTTGTTTACTTTTATTATAGGTTTCAGTTTTAGCAGTTGTTCCAGGTTTCCCCGCGATTGTTCCCATAATAATGGGTTGCTGAGCTTCTTCAGCATCTAAAAACCAACCTACTACCCAAGAACCAGTAACTATCCCAACAGGGGAAGACCCGACTCCTGATGTAGCTGCGGATGTAATGGGTTGCATAGGAATAGCCCACGGCAATTCCGAGGTAGGCAACAGTGTAATATCGTCGGTATGATACCCAAAGATTCTTACCTTACATCTACCTAATTTTTCAGGATCATATCTATCTTCAACGACCCCCGTCCACCAATGCATAGTTTTCATTGTTTAATTGCCCTGTAAGGTAAGGAGTCCTTAGATACTTCCATAATTATGTAATGGGACTTTAAATTTATTTTATGGCATAAGCTGGTTATTAAATAATTGCCAGAATATATACCATCATCTTTATAATCCATAGGTTTCGCAATATCTCCGGGTATACCTTTAGGTAAATTTATGTTGATTGTTCTGCCTACTTCTATATCTGTTCTACCGGGTATAGTTATTTCCATATTAAAATTTCTTAATTCTAGTATATTAGATCTTCTATTACCAAAAATATCCTTTAGTTTAACATCGAAGTTTTCTAAATTACCAGTATGTAATGCTGGGTAACTATAGTTAACATCTAAAAAGGTAGAAGGATTTCTTGGAGATGTTTTTTCAAAAAATGGATTTGGCATTTCTGTTTGAAGGTGCGGATAATTATTAAAATTGTCCCCGTGATCATAATCCACATGATTATATTCTTTGTTATATAAGTTAATATCCACCAATCTGCTACTAGTATAGCCTGTAGTTAAATTCCGCATTTGATCAAATGTGCTATTTACGCTTATAGATCTAATTGTAAACATGAATTTATTTTTTTCTATATCTTCTTGTGTTGGACTTTTTATTTTAGCAGAAGAATAATCATAAGTGCCTATAGATAGAGAATCTGCTTTTTGTATTAATTCGCCAATATTACCAAAATAGAATCCTTTAGTTGTTTCCCAAAATAGAAAATTTGCAGCTTTGTTATTACTAGGTACAGATTTACTAGCTACCCAATTAATACATTTAATTGGAGACCACCCTGGACTAACGAAGTTAATAATATTTGCAGGATTGCCGAAGATTGCTATACTACTTTTAATTTCTTCTGCGGCAGTAGTATTCACACCAATTGATATATTTCTAGTAGATGATAGATACTCGTTAAATATTAATTTAACAATATCATTTGGAGAACCGTTAAATGCTCGATATATAGGATTTATAATATCCTGAAAAGACTCTACGGATGTAAAACTTAATTTGTATATTAAAATACTACCATCTTTAGCATATTCTTTATCATTTAACGCATATATCTTAAACATTTTAGATATGCTTTTTTCCTTAGACAATGTAGTAGTTCTAAAAGATACCGATAAGTATTCTTCTCCAATGATACCTAATTCTTGTATTAAGTTTCTGCTATCTGCTAAAAGTATTTCTCCGGATATACTATTTTCAAAGATACTCTCATATAAATTAATTTCTACTAAGTAATCAGTTAAACTAACATATGTGCCCTTATTAAAAGAAACGAGTACTAGGTTGTCTATCTGTACTTGCCCTGGAGCTTGTAAAATTTCGTTAAGCATTATTTAGAAATAAGTTGTTTAAAGTTAATAACAATATCCTGGACTATCTCAGGTTTTATAATTTTTATAGATCTTATTTTTTCATTCTTTTGTGATTCGACTTCATAGTTACTTTCGTAATTTGCAATAGTCAACGACTCTTGATATATTACCGGCGTATTAATATTATCGGATATACCTTCATATACTATTCTAACAGGATCTTTATGAGTTGATTCTTCTGATAATATAAAGAATGTTTCTACTTGATATCCCTTTGCGTTTTTTGCTCTATTCAAAGTAAATATATTATTTTCCCCGCCATATTTACTCTCAACTTGTTTAATTAAATTTTCTTCAGATATCGGCCATCCAAATCTAGGATCAATAATATTATTGACCATTAATATTAACCAATGTAACGACGTGGTTCCATAAAATCTAAAAGATACTTCCTCCGGGGTTTCTCCGTGTTTAACATCATATTCTTCATAGTATGCAGCATTTTCTTGATATTCTTTTTGTATGATTACTCTTTTAAGTACATCGACGACAACTTGTTGAGTTGCGTTATCATCTAAGGAATAAGCAATTTTAGGAAAGTCTGAAAAGAAATCAATAGCCATTTCTTACCCTTTGTGCTGATAATTGTTCCAATTCTGTAAAGGTTAAACTTACAGATATCTCCGCAGGAGCGCCATCTTGAAATGTTACAAATTGCTCTCCCCCATAATCTATGGCTAAATCAGTCAATGCGCATTTTGTAAATTTATGTAAATAATTATTTTCTTTATCTTTGAAATAATATTGTATATCAAATTCCGAAGGATATACATAGAACATTTTATCAGGAGTCAATTCTGGATACATATGAGATTTAAACATATCTATTATGTTTTTTACTCGTTGGCTCTCATTCCAACTTTTTGGAAAAAATCTATATCTAAAGTTAAATGTTCTATAATCAACAGATTCAAATAAAGTTTCTCTAAAAGGATTTGTTTTTGTTTTTGACGATAATTCTAAGAAATTTGGAATAAATCCTTGTCCGCCTAATGATGGTATTCTTGCAATCTCCGCTAACACTCTGGCTTTTGCCTCTGGCGCCATAGCTTCTAACCCACCTGCTGTAGATTTTGCAACAGACCCCTGTACAAAGATTCCGCCTAATCCTAAAAATCCTGCCATATCAGTTGTGGAATAATTTACGCCATACTTTACGCTTGGTCTTTCCTCAACATGTAATGTAATAACCTCTTTTAATCTAGAAGTTGATCCTGATCTAAAAGCATAGAAATTTTCATTTTGAATTTCGTTTGATATAATCTGAGCACCAGTGCCCGCAATTAATCCTTTTGCGGCGCCTTTTGGGACACGACGTATTGCATCTAATATTCCGGAAGATCTTCCCAAAGAGGATAATAATACACCTGCGCCAGTAATCGCGCCTATGTTTTTTGCAACGGTTGAAACTGCAGTTTCTGCCCCTTTTTGGGATAAGCGATTTTCCTCAGCTTGAAGAATTGCCAATCGTTTACCTTCTTCAGAATCCGCTGATATGAAATAATCTTTATCTCGATTCTGTATTCCTTGGGTACTCTTATCCCTGACATTTATGAAAAATGCCACGTAGTGCTGCAAATCCGGTAGATTCCTAAGACCAATTGGATATTCCAATGTTCCTATTTCATATTTTTTTCCTAAGTTTTGATTGCGGAATTCTTTATTGTCGGAGTTATCTTCAGACACGACATCATTGGTAGTTTGCGGCATATTTTTTATATAAATATTGTTACAATTATATATTTATAGCAAATGATATACACCAAAACCTATAAAGGAAAGTTTAAGCCGAAAAATCCCCAAAAATATAAGGGCGATTTTACGAACATTGTTTATAGGTCTTTATGGGAGCTTCGATTTATGAAATGGTGCGATATGACTCCTAGTGTAGAGGAATGGGGGTCTGAGACAGTAATTGTACCATATGTGTCCCCGATTGATAAAAAGATACACAGATACTTTGTAGATTTCTATATTAAAGTTAGAAATAAAAATGATGTTACTCAAAAGTATCTAATAGAAATAAAACCAGAAAGATTTACCAAACCTCCTGCAATACCGCAGAAAAAAACAAAGCGATTTATAGATGAGGTATTTCAATATGGGGTAAATGAAGCTAAGTGGAAAGCAGCATTTGAATTTTGTCAGGACAGAAATATGAAATTTATGATATTAACCGAAAAAGATCTAGGAATAATTAATGGCTGAAAACGTATTCAAAACGGTAACTATTCGCGAGGGCGATGATATAAAAGCTCAGCAATGGTACAAGAATGAAGTTAATCGATTTTCTCGCAACGGCGGAAGTACACAATTGCCCACAAGTATAAAGACAGTAAATCGCGTACAACCCGGGCAAATGTATCTTTTTATTTACGACCCCAAGTACAAAGATAAACTTCCATATTATGATGCGGCACCATTAGTATTACCTTTTAGAATGTTGCCCGATGGATTCTTAGGTATTAATATACATTACTTACCCCATATTGCAAGATTTAACCTATTGGGGGAATTAAGTAAATTAGTAATTAATACTAGTATAACAGATGATACTAGAATACGACTATCGTGGCAAATACTAAATAGCTCTTCTAGATTTTTAGGGGCAACTTCATGCGTAAAACATTATCTAAGTGCGCATGTTAGAAGTAGTTTCTTAAGAATTGGTTTTAATGATTGGAAAACTGCAGCCATGCTACCGGTTGAGAAATTTAAAAAAGGTAGAAAGCAAACTGCATGGAAAGACAATTCAAAAAAATACGGATTATAAAAAATGTCATATTTTAATATATCAAATTTTCAAACGCAAATAAGAACAAGGGGTGTAGCTAAACCCAATAGGTTTGAAGTTTTAATACCGCCACCTAACGTATTAAAAACGGTGTTAGATTATCCCCAATTAATAACTTTATTTTGCGACAGTGCAAGTTTACCTGTACGTAATATAAATGTAAAACAGCAGAGAATACAAGGACCAGCATATCAAAGACCAATGAGTGTTGATTACGGTGGAGACAATATCTCAATGTCGTTTATTGTAGATAGAGAAATGGATATTAAAGGATTTTTTGATGCATGGATGAATATAATTATTAATCCAAATGAATATTATGTACATTATCAAGGTACATATGCAACAACAATACGCATTTCTCAATTAGATGAGTATAATAAAGAAACCTATGCGGTAGTATTAGAAGATGCTTTTCCTAGAAGTGTCTCCATGTTAGACTTAAATAGTAGTACGCAAAATTCTTCCCATAGGTTAAATGTTAGTTTTGCATATAGAAAATGGTGGCCTCGGCATCGGGCGGTTGATAAACTGAATCTTCTTAATCCTTACATTTATCCTTCAATAGAAAATCCAAGCGTGGCCGCGCCGAAACCCGATCCCGTTGTTCAATTATTTTCAGTACCTTCGCCGGAGATCGAAGAGAGATACAGATTTTCTTCGGGCTCAACGGACCTCGATCCAAATAGCACAGATTCATTTTGGGTAAAGGGTCAACGAGTATCTGAACAAGAATATAGAATATTTCAATCTGCACCAATCGAATAATTAAATGATTTTATAATAACATTTTTGAGGATAACATATGGCATTGCCTAAATTAGAAACACCCAGTTATGAATTGATATTACCGTCAACCGGTCAAAAAATTAAATATCGTCCTTTTTTAGTAAAGGAATATAAGATTCTATTAACTTCGTTGGATTCCGATACTGAAGAAATCCAACGAGTAATAACAGATCTCGTAGATGTTTGCACCTATAATAAATTAAAGATTAACGAAATTCCTAGTTTTGATATTGAATATATCTTTTTAAATTTAAGAGCAAAGTCTATCGGGGAAAAAACAAATTTAACTTTGGAATGTACTAGTTGCAGCACAAAAATTCAATTTGAATTAGATTTAACTAAAGCGGAAGTTAAAAAGAATCCTAATCATTCAACTAAGCTTTTTATTACAGATACAATTGGTTTAGAGATGAGATATCCTAGATTCGATGAGTTGATGAATATCTATAAAGATTTCAAATCCGATAATGTCGTAGAATTATTATGTATGTGCATAAAGTCGGTATTCACTGAAGAAGAAAATTATGATAATTATACTAAAGAAGAAATGTTAGAATTTGTAAATTCTTTTTCTAAAGCGCAATTTGATATTTTAGAACAATTCTTTTTAACTATGCCAAAAGTAGTACAGCATATTGAACATGATTGCCCAAATTGTGGCGCAAAAAATGAAACAAATCTGGAGGGTTTACAAAATTTTTTCGCCTAACTCTTTCTCATGAAGGTCTTTTAAATTATTATCAGTTGAATTTTTCACTTATGCAGCATCACAAATATTCGCTGTCTGAAATAGAAGATATGATACCGTGGGAAAGAGAAATTTACACTACATTATTAATTAGATATATCGATGAACAAAATGATAAACTAAAACAAAAAGCAATAAAGGATTCATAAAATGGCTTTGCCAACCAATCAATTAACTTCTGTAGATAAAGAACTATTATCTGCCGCTAAATCTCAATCTTCTTTGTTGAACAGACAAAGTTCGGTGTTAAAGGGATTAACCGATTCAATAACGAAGCAACGAAAAGAATTAGAAGAATTGAGACGAGCCTCAACTAATCAAAAACAATTCTTAGGTGGCAACGGAGGAATGTCGTCATTAGCTAAAATGTTTGGAGCAAAAGGCGCAGCCACGGGGTTAAAAGGTTCTCCGCTTGGACCTAAAGATGAAACCAATACAGGGTTCTTTAAAAAAATAGTTACCCAAATTACAGGCCCATCTAGATACCAACAACAGCTAATTAATGAAATAATAATATTAAAAGAAGTTACGCAGCGTCAAGCTCAAGATATTGCTTTTATTAAAAGCCAATCTGAACCCGGCGCAAAATCTCAAGAAAGATCTTTGCTAGCATCGGCAATTGCAAAAGCAATGGGAGAAACAGAAAGACCATCTGACTCTTCGGAAGGATCCGGTGGTATTATTTCTACAGCAGCTAAGGGGATTGGCGGGGTATTAAAATCTCTAGTTGTAGGATTTGGTGCAGCATTGACAGGCGCTGCAATGTTAATTACTAAATTTGGAAAAAGTTTACCTGGTATATTTGTTGGCGCTTTGCGTCTAGCATTAACACCCGTTGGCATTGCTGCGATAATTGCTGCGTTAATAGGTGTAAAGGCATACAAAGAACTACAAGGAAAAACTGAAGGAGCCGGCGTTGATGCAGACGGTAAACCAATACAACCAACAGATGGGTATGTAAAAGACGAATCGTTTTTAAATAAATTAAAACGCTTCTTTAGCGGTGAAAATGCATCTGACGTGTGGGATAAAAAGAATAAAGATGGCAGCCTCAAAGCCCAAAGAAATCGTCGCCCGCAAGTATGGACCGGAGTTATGCAGGCAGACAAAAGGCCAGACGATCCTGAGGCAGCTGCAGCATGGGATAAACAATTCGGTGGGAAATATGATCCCACTACAGGGAATCGACTTCGACAGCTTGATGAACAGGTTGTTGCTAGAACTAGGGGGTCAATATATATACCAGGACAAGGTTGGCGACACGGCGGAGCAAAAGCCGAACCTGACCCAAAAGATAAAGATGCAATGACCACTTTAGATGACGCATTAGACACAACTACGGACTATTTTAAAGATTTCAACGAAACAATGAAGAAAGCTCTTGAAGGATTCGAAAAAATTGGTGAGAATATAGTTGATATAGCAAAAGACACATTAGATCCTACAAAAATTGAAGGCATGCTAAATAATTTATTAACTATTAGTTTTGGTACACCAACTACGGATACTATAAATTTAGCACCATACTTAGGTACAGCAATAGTACAAACACTTAAAGATATAACAGAAGAAGGAGCTAAGATAAAGGATTATGCTGTTGAAAAAGCGCAAGCCGCCACAAATATTGTAACTAATAACACTGTAGTAGGTGGGGGAAATAATCAAGGATCCAATTCTGTCCTTAGCCCGGGAAGTGCTAAAAGAGATAAAAGAGACTCTTGGGGAATATGGACTGACGGAATGGGTAAACGATAGTCAAAATAAAAGCCCCTTTCGGGGCTTTTTTTAATCTTCAGCTAATTTAGCAAAATATGATAGTGACTCATCGTCATCATCAAAGTCTACTTCCTTTGCTGGAGCTTTTTCTACTTTCTTTTCCATCACAGGTGGCGGAGAGTTTGTAGATTCAGATACGGGATAGTTATCAAGGAATGTATCTTCTGCACTCTTAGTAGCAGCAAGCCCTCCAGTCAAACCCATCACCATATTGAATTTTTTCTTTAGATCGTCATATGATTTAAAATGCTTTTCATCTAAAAATTCTAACAACGAATGTTGTCCATCCCAGATAGCTTCAATTTTACTATCATCTTCAGAAATTGCACTTGGCCCATCGAATTCTGATTTATCATAATTTCGATACCCTTCTACATTACGAATCTTAAGTTTAAAGTTTGCACCTTCCCAAAAATCAAAAGGATTAATAGGTTTCTCATCCTCAAACTGTGGTTCGGCGATGTCTTTAATTTTGTCAAAGATCTTCTTACCAAATTTGTAAAGATAAACCTTACCTTCGTTTTCAGGATGCGCCGGATCTTTAACTACAAGAATATTTGTAATATAGGATAGTCTACGTTTTTGCTTACGAGCAATTTCCTTATTTGCCTCTGTCCCAGAATTCCATAGTTCAGTGTTATGTTCTGAAATAGGATCGGCCTTACCCAAAGTGGTCAATGAATTCTCAATGTACCATTTGCCGGTTGGTCCTTGGAATCCATGATTCCAAATACGAACCCAGGGGAGGTCTTCACCTTTAGGCGGTGATAGGAAACGAATAACAGCGTAGCCATTGCCAGCTTTGTCTACCTCTGGTTGCCAGAAGCGCTCGTCTGCACCACGTGATTCGGTTTGGGGATTTGCGATTTTTTCGACTTCCTTCATTAGGGTATCGAAGCCACCTCGACTTTTGCGTAAGTCGGATAAAGATTTAAATGCCATTGTACTTCCTTTCGTATTTGCGGTGTATGTGTTGTATTAACGACGTTTAGTTTTTGCATCTATCACATAAGCATAATCTAATTCGTCATCGTCCTCGTAATCATTTTGCATTACTTTAGCCGATGCTATATTATATATAAGTTTTCTGTGCTTGTCAAGGACATTTTTATCCTTAATTTTTTTAATTTTTTTCTCTCTGTCGAAATCATTGTTTCGTTTCTTGCTTGCCATTTTAAAAATACTCTCCTAGTATTAGTAATTAGAATCCTCGTCCCCATCGTTGCCGGTTGAGGATACTACAATATAAGGCCACGATGCAACCCTTTTAGTTATTTCAGATTGATTGTATGCCATTTTCATTAGATACCTTTGAGTATCTTTTAATGATTCAATACAAGTAGTAAGTAGTTCTTTTGTTAAATGAAGTTCTATTTCCAAATCTTGTATCTTCTTAGAACTGAGATTAAGTTCCAACTCTTTCTCTGAATATTGCATGATATCGGTCTTTATCTATTCGTAAAAATGGTTTATATTTTTTGACCAATCTCGATACATCTGGCCAAAGAATGTCCGCTGAAAGCTTATCGTCAAATGTTTCGATATAAGGAAACACCTTATCTAGAATAACTAAAGTTTCAATAGATATTGATTTTCTCAGATATGCTTTCAATATATATGGATGTTGTGCTTTTGTAATCATAAAAGCATCTTCAATTTTATTGCCACCTACTTCTAATTCATGTATAATTGCGTCAAGTTCTTTGGTAAAATTATAGGTAAGACTTTCCATCTTACCTTTCCATTCTACGTATGTTTTACCTGCTTCAGAATCAAACATTCCTCCCCAGCGATCTCCGGATACAAAATTTGAAACTAAAAAATTTGCAACTTCTTCATCTGTGTAAGTTTTGGAAATTTTTCTAATAGAGAAAAGATCTTTTCTTTTAGCAAATGCCTGTCTACTAGCTTTAACTTTTCCATTTCTCTTAGTTATGTCATAATTATCTGTAGTGAAGTGTAACTTCAATGCTATGTACATTTTATATACTGCGAATTCATCCATAATCAAAGTGGTAATTTTCCTCTACGTTTTAAATAATTCTGTTCCTCTGCTTCATTTTGTACTTTATCTTTAAGCGACTGATTTATTAATTTTGATATGGATTCAATTTCAATATCTACTTCTTCGCAATATTGTATAATAGCATCCATATATCCAATTTTTTCTCTAATCACACGCTCTTCAATATGCAGGGAAAATTCATTAGGTGATCTAAATTTCTTGGTTATAATTAAACTATCTGTTAGAATGTATTCTATTTCGTTATCCATGTGTTTCCGGGAATAATACTTCGTCCATAAAATTTGTAAAAACTTGTTTGTCTACTCCAAAATTTACCATCATTGCTGGGGTATGAGGATTCAACTTTTGATTTTTGCAATATCGATTTTGCATAGATATAAAATCTGCATCTTTTACACTATTACCTATATTATAAAGGTAATAATCTAGGTTGTCAATAAAAGTATTTACTAGTTGATCATATTCTTCTTGAGTATGAATATTACCCGCAGCTAACATTTTTGGACTAAAAATCTTCTGTGCCCATTCCGGAAGTTCTCTTGGTTTACTCCATTGTACTGATGACATTCTATTCTGATACCAATCATATAGATTCGATTTTCCTATTTTGGAAAAGTCGTGGAATGCCCCTGTTATCTTATTTTGTCCGCAGACTACATCGAATCCAAAAATTGGATCCGGCGAATCATAATGCGGAAATATACACATATGCATAACCCACATTTTTTTAGTTGCGGTGGCATCTACTATCTCAATATGCGCTCGTCTAAATTTATCAGATGTCCAAATATAATTCTTCCATGAAAAATTATCGACATGAATTTCATATTCTGGTTTAAGTGTTTCAACAGAATATTGTTTAAATTTATCAATAACTAATTGTGATAATAAATTTATTTGCGGCCAAATTTCAATCATTAAAGTCCTTAAGCATAGCAATATTAAAGTCAAATGCTAAATTTGCTTCATTTGCTAATGAAATATCTAATTTACTTCTCATCTTAGCTGCAAGACCGGGGATATCGTTAAACTTAAACATATTGTTAGGACCAGGTAATAATTTAGCTAATGCCTGTCCTCCAAATAAATCACCCATATGGCGAACATAGATATGTGCAAGTAATTTATCTTTATCTAATTTAATGGACTCAATATATTGTAAATATGCTGCAGTAGAATTTTTCATTAGATATATTTGCATATTATTATTTGCTAATTCTGCAAAATCCAATTCTATCGCTTTTGCCCTCTTAATATCTTCTATTCCTTCGAAGATACCCAATCCATCTGCTAAATATTCTAACCGCAAATATATTAATCTAAGTTGATAAAGATAATCAGTATATTTTTTAACATCTACCTGTTTACTAAAAATAGATTTAATAAATGGTTGAGTTTCTGCTTCTTTGTGTTTTTCTAAAGTTAATTCTTTTAATGAAGACATTGGTTACGCCTTTCGTCCAGTTGCCGGATATCCAATGTATGGTCGGTGATCATATTTGTAATCCCTAAATTTACCTTTTTTATCTATATAGTGCAAGAATGCTTGTGTTTGTCTAGTACCAGCATAAGGAGTTCTCCAATGATTAAGTACATCTCCTTTGTAAACAATTAAGTCACCTGGTTCTAAATATATTGCTTTGTGTTCGCCGGTTAAAGTCTCAAACCAAATTTCCCATGGTTCTGGATCATTTGAAATGCAGATAGTAGTGGAGTATTCGCAACTTGGTCTATCCTTATGGATTGCCATTTCAGCGCCGGTGTAGTATATCCTAGCATACGTATATGTGGGATTAAGTAATTTGCCGGTAACCGTTTCTAATAGAGGTTTAAGCTGAAGAGATAAAGATTCAAAACAAAGTGCAGAATAATATGAATACGAATTTGTGATTTGTGTATCATTAAAAAGAAATTTATTCTCTTCGGTTTGTTGCGTATTATTTTGCATATACTGAAGAGTTTTTACTAGTTCAAATTCTGTATCTAGATGTACTAATAAATCTTTTGAAATTGCTCCCTGAACAACTTCATATAAATCTGTTTCAAATGCCATATATTTCCTTAATAAAATCATATCCGGTTGATTGGATGATAAGGACAACCGGAAAAACCTCAGCGAGTAGCTTACGCTACCATGCGATACGAGTTATCGTTTGCATTTACTATTTTGCTTGATTTACGGTCATCGCCTACCGAATTGTCTGTATCGTTACTTATTGCCCAATCGAAACCATGGCAGGCCCATTATAAAATATACTAGCGATTAGTTGATCTCTAATCTTTACCCAAGCTTCTCACCTGACTAATATACTTTATGGTGGACCTGGCGGGAATCGAACCCGCGTCTTGAACACCTTTCAGTCAACTTCTTCCCTTTCGGGGTTTACAATAATTCTTTTACTTCATCCCAAAGTAACCACACTGCTAAATTAATAGTACATATTAGCGTAGTTCCTAGAATGAATCCAACCAAAAAATCTCCTGTTTGGTCGCACATTTATTCTGTTTCACGTAACACACATCTAGCAATAATATCATTTCTGTTTTTTACTATAGCAGTTGCTGCTTCCCAACATTCTTCAAATCTAGGATATGATTTCCACTCTTGTTCTACATCTTGAGATAGTAGTACTACAAATAAAACATAAACAGACATATTAGTCTCCGCTATTTATTTAGATATTAAATTCTTTCCTATATATATCTCTCAAATCTTTAAACCCGTTGATCCACGTGTTTCGTTTTTCTTTAAAAACTAGAATACCGTGATCGTCGGTTGAAATTATAATTACTAATTGAGAAACCGGATTACCGGTCATCTCCTCATATGCTACCGCATAAGCAGAACATTGCATAAAGTAATCGTGAATATCGGCGCGTGTTTTATTCCGCTTAGATGTTTTAAAATCTATTACCGATAACTTTCCTTCATATTCACCTATGCAATCTACGGTCCCTGCAATTTGTAAATGATGAGAAAATAGAGATTTTTCCATAACATGGATATTGTCTATCTTATGTAGATAGGGTTTAATCTCTGTCCAATTTTGAGTATCGAACACACTAGGAGCAATATCTTGATTATACAGATATTGCTCACATAATGTATGTATTCGAGTACCTCGTTTACTGGCAGTGGTGCTAATCTTATTGGCTGCTTCATTACCTACACGAGCTCGCCATGCTTTAATTATATCTCGTTTTAATAATCCGGTAACTGTAGTAACAGACGGATACTTTTCCCCGGTAGGAGTTTCATATGTTCTAACTCCATCTTCTCGAGTTACTCGATTTAATTTAGGCAATTCCCCTATATCAACATGAGTAAAAATCATACAAATCTAGTTAAATTTGGCGGAGTCCAGTTTGCGGGTTTTAAAATTTTACCATCGTCTCTTCGCAAAACCATACCTGTGTTAGAATCAATTTTGGAGAGGTTGCTTCGTGCAACCTCTTCCCAGGCACCTTTAATGTCAAATTTCTTCATATGGCAATAACCAAGGATAACCCAGATCATATCCATGCACGCATCTAGTTGCTCTACATTGTCATTCTCTTTATACGCTACTAAGAATTCATTAAATTCTTCTTCAATTAATTTTGCGTATAAACTAACATTTTCATCCGTCGACTGTGTTTGTTGACAGGCTAGTAGAAACATTTTAACATCTAACTGCATTGACATGATCACCTCACTAAAAATATATTATAACATTCTAAGATACAAAAGTCTATACAAATTTACCCTAAAATCTTCTTTAGGGTTGCCGGACCTGCGATTCCATCTGCTGTAAGACCATTTGATGTTTGCCAGGCTTTTAATGCTTTTTCGGTTCCAGGTCCAAAAGTTCCATCCGCTGTAAGACCAAGTTTTTCTTGAACCTTTTTCACCACTTCGCCTTTACTACCAACCTTAATAGTTTCAAGAACAAGTTCTGTTACAGCTTTACCGACATCTGCTACGGAGCTTCCGCCGAATACATCTAATGCGTGTTCCCAATGTTTTTTGCGATCTTCTAACCCAATCGTGCCACCATTAATTCGCTTAGTCATTAATACTAAATCTTTTTTATCCGCAATTTCATTTAGACCATTCTTTTTCCAAAACCAAGCGGCAGACTCAATTGCCCCTGCCAATGTTTCTAAATAGGTAATAGTCTCATCAATAGATTTACCAATTGCGGTAGAAAAGGCTTTGTAGTTATCATGTCCCGTTAATTGAATTGCTCCGCGACCTCTGTACTTATATCCGTCACCTGATGCTTCAGGCCCATTGCCCATACGACCACCATAAATTTTATTTGCAATTTTCTCAGGTTGTTTTTCATACTTAGCAGCAGTTGCATCATCTGGAAAATATTTAGAAAATGTTGCTCGCAACCCCTTGGCGCCATAATTTAAATTTTCTTTAAGTACCGTAAATTCATTTGATTCATGTCCACATTGTGCGAGGAATCCTGCTACTCGTTCCTTTGTGGTAATATCATATTTAGGTAAAACATTTTCCAATGCTTTAAATAAGTCGTTTGGATTTTTATTGTTCGGTACACATTTTTTTAATTTGTCCGCCGTAAAGTCAAAGCTAAATGCCATTCAATTCTCCTTATACTTCAGTATATTGTTTATTAGTTGTAAACCAGATAGGCAATGTATATCTTGTTCCTACTACGGTGCTAACACCGTGTTTGTGTTTAAGTCCAGAAGGATACAATGCTAATTTTCCTTTCATTGGTTTTATGAATAGAGGCCCGTGTTCTGGAAAGAAAGTTTCCCCACCCATAAAATCATCATTTAAGTAAAGCACTCCTGAGTAATTTCTCCATCCGCAATAATTTGAATTGCCTTCTAAGTCACTATTATCCGCATGGACAACCATGCCTGAGCCGCTTTCCCATAATACCAATGTTGTATAATCGGGGTATAAGTATTCCTCTTGAAATAAACGCCTAGCTTCACTTGTAGCATTATATTTGAATGTACTTACTATTCGTTTAATATCATAATTTTGAATATTACTATAGTCAATTGCCTTACCATTGAAGAGAGATTGTCCGTTGGTACTCATTTTTGGAGTACTTGCAAACCATCTTACGATGTTATCGCATTCGTCTTCAGTTAAAAAATTCTCAATTTCATATATTTGATTCATACTCATACCTTCTCCTATTTTATATTGCTTCGTAAATACTTTCGTACTGAAGCCTTGCCAATATATATTCCTTTACTATCGCAGATCTTACGATGTCGTCAACTCCAAATTCAAAAGTCTTAAAGCTAGGCATCATATCCGCAATTCGCATAAACTTCTTCAATCCCGACATATCGGTTTTCTTATATAAATCGGTTTGTCTAAAATCTCCACAGAATATAATTTTTGATTTTTCTCCTACTCTAGTGATAATCGAATTAAGTTCCATATCAGTCATATTTTGGCATTCATCCACAATAATAACTGCGTTATCTAATGTAATACCTCGAACATAAGATGTGATTAAAAATTGTATTGCTTTCTGTTCTGTTAATCTTTGATATGCATCTGTACGATTAAATAAATCTGAACATATCTCTACGTAGGGCTCTGTATATACTTCAGTTTTTTCCTTCTCGTCTCCGGGTAAATGTCCAATGTCTCTGCTTGGCACGGCAGATCTTACTATTACTACCTTTTCATAACTGTTATTAGATTTATCTAAAACTTCTTCTATTGCATGATAAAGCGCAATATAGGTTTTACCTGTACCGGCGATACCGTGTAATAACATGATCTTAGATTTATCGTAGGCTTCAAAAAATCCTTTCTGATTATCAGTTAATGGTTCTATTACCTTAAGGTCATCTATTCGTATTTTAAGTTTAGTATTATTTGCAATAGTCAGTTGAGGCTTTTGAATAGATTGAGTTTGAATATTGCTTTTTGTTTTTGCCATGAATGCCCTCGTAAAATGGAACGAAAGGAGGACAGCTAGATTCTGTCCTCCCAAACGATTAAAACAAGAATTGCCATAATTTAATTTCTACTCAATTTGTCTTTAAGATTAGCTTTTCTACCATTAGCAGAGTTAATTTTTGATAGTACTTCTCGAAAACCATTATCCACAGTTCTTATACCTAGCCGCACAGGATCTCCCAAAGCAGCCATGCCTGCGTGATGTGTTTTGTAGTTTTTCGAATCGCATGATGGGCAAACCTGCGATTCCCTTTCGGATATCTTACACATGACAGTAAACATGGTGTCGCACTCAGAACATCTAAAATCGTAAAATGGCATTTATCAACTCCCTATACATTATATATTACCTATGAAACCTTAAAGAACAAACAATGTCTGGTTACGAGTTCCAGTAGCACTCTATGGTTGTGCTCGATTTGATTAAAAAATTTAGAAGCTTATTTGGCTGCGCAACATAACTGCTTTTTCACCATTTACTCTACTACCCGACGCACCCACTGGGGCATTGAATTTGGTGTCTACATAATTG